TCCCGTCGAGAGAAAACTGATCTTTGTAAACCATTACCTATACTCCAATCCGAACAGGAATGAACCCGCGAGTGGTATCGTAATCCTTCGGATAATCCACGTACCCGAACTCTACATCTCCCGCACCGGCAGACAATTCGTCCCCGTCATCGTTGATATAGATGGTGTCACCCTGGTCGATGCCCGTGGTAGGCAAAGTACCGCCAAACACATCTGCATCAAACTCCCAGGTTCCGTCAAATGCGAGAGTTACCTCCTGCTCGTCAAGACCTACACCTCCGGCAGGAATATCTGAAAGAGTGCCGACACCCTCAATCTCCTCCGAAATAGTGTAATCTGCCGAACCGGTCACCGCCACCACAGGAAGCCCTGCCAGTGACAAAGCAGGCTCGCCCGGGGCGACAGTCCGACCCAGGTCCTCTACCCGGTTCTGCGAATCAGTGTTCCGGTAAACAAGGTTAGTAGCCATTACATTCCCACCACCTTTCCAAAACCAAACGAGGTCGCAGTCTCTCCCATGACAACCGTACCTTCCGGTGCGGACTCCTTCACGTGAGAAAGCGCCTCCTCCTTAACCTTCTTAGCCTCTGCAACGAGATCTGCTACGTCTGCACCCTCCGAGGCACGGGCGAGAATGGCCTCGCGCTGGCTCTCAAAGAGTTCCGCCTCGTCCACTGCCTTAACAGCTTCAGCATACGCTGACACTGCCTTCTCAGCGGCCTCTCGGGCGGCATCCGCGTCAGCTTCGACCTGTGCGGCCTCAGCTGCCTTCTCAGCCTCGTTAGCAACAAGCGTAGTCAGAAGTTCGAGAGCTTTATCTAGCTTCTCTTCCATCATCTTGTTCCTATTCTCCTGCACCTCGGTAGTGCTAGGCTTATTCTCGGCCCTTGCCGAGTAAACTTGTCTCATGGACTCCATAAACTTGCCACGCGCGCCGGGGGCTACCACGACGTCCAAACTGGCGTAAGGATCCTCCGGGTTGAACCAGTCAACAACAAAGTCGCCGTCCTCGTTCTCGTACCCGGAACCCTCAATGTAAATAGAGAGCCCCAACTTGTCCTTGTACCGCTCCAACTTGTCACGATACTCCGGATCGGGGAGCCAGTTACCGTAAACAGCGGTGAGCCCTCTCTCGTCAGACTCTACCCACGTGTCGCCAACCACCTCGCCAGCAATCATCGTGAAGTCCCTAGATTGGGGGCCGTCCCACATGCCGGGGTGGTTCTTGAAGCTCAGCACGTCATTAAATGCGTGGTGGTGGTTCTCCAGAAGTTCTCTAGTGTAAATACCAGAACTTCCTCGACCCTCCGAAATCAGTCTAACCTTCCAAGTGCCATCCTTGGAGGCAGACTCGGAAACCAAACTGGCGGCTTCAAGTAAATGTTTACGTCCCATACAGAACAATGATACCATACTCTAACTTGAGAGATATGGCAATACCCCTGGAGGGTATGAACCCTCTACCCCTTAGCCGCCTCTAACCTTTCCACAAGCCCCCGCAAATCATCCAAAAAGACCTGATTCCTCATCTCCTGAGCCAAATCATTCTTATCCGTAGAATCCGCACCTCCCGTACTATTAGACACCCCCTGATCGGGAGACGCCGCCTGCTTAGGAACCTCCCCCCGCATAGCCAACAACGGGGGAATAGTACTAGAATCGCCAGGAATCTGCAACCTGTCAAGAACAGCGGCACGATACTCCTGGTCAGTAAGAGCCACCGAATACAAAGTAAGCTCCTGCGCCTTACGATACTCGTCCGGCTCATTCATCGGAGGCCAAGTAAGCGTAGGACGCTTGAACCCCATCACCTGAAACACGTCAGTATAAAACTGGGTCCACTCATCCCGCATAGCCTGCATAGCGTTCTGCATACCCGGCGTCAACGCGTTAAGGCTTCCGTACGAACTTCCTGCCGCCGACGAATCCGCCAACAAATCCGGCGTAGTAACGTTCCAAGCCGCCGCCGCCATCGCCGCCAACGGCCTAGGAGCAGTAAAATCAAAAGACCTCTGAGCAGAGTTCACCAACTGAATATCCTGACCCTCGCCAAGAACCGCGGCAGACCCCACCGAACCCCCACTCAACTTCACCCCAACATTCTGGGCACCCTTCTGAGTCTTCTGGGTAATCTTGTAAATAATCTGGGAAAGCCCCTTATTCACCACCCGCCCATACTGAAGAACCTCCCCATACGCCTCAGACCAATGCAAACCCGACAAAGCGTCAGGAACCCCCAACACCCACCCCGTCTGCCGGTTACAACGTAAATCCACGGCAGTCTTATTCTTAGCCACAGGAACCAACTCGTCCCCGTACCTAATCCCCGACCTCCTCTGACCCGGGAACCGGTTAGTGTAAACCCACTCCCGCCGCGTCTCCGTCTCCCCATTCTCCTTAACCCGGTCCCAAACCCTCAACCAAGCCCACACCTCATCCGCCTGATCAGGGTTAGACATATACCCCCCGATCTCAAAAATAGGGACCCGCCGAACCTGCCGAGTAGAAGTATCACAAAAAACTATAACGTTACCGTCAGAAAACCGGGAATACTGCAACTCCCTCTTAGCCGCCCCAGAAAACAGTGCCTCCTGATTGATAGGGTCCTCATAGAACCGCACCTCACCCGGAATACGCCCCTTAGCCCCCGGATCTCGCTTAGTGTCACTAATCTCAACACCATTACCGAAAACGTACCCAGCATGAAGATCTGCGGCCCGCTTAGGAAGAGAAGAAGCCGCCACACGAGTCCGAGCCTTAATAGAAGCGTTCTTAACATCCTCCAGGCTCAGCCCCCTACCATCATCCGCCCCGTAAGCGCCCGCAATAAGACGCCACCCCTGATCCTCATAGTCCAGCATGGCTCGAATCTCATCAATACTCTCCCTCAAATGAGAGTTCTCCTCAATAAGGGGGGTAATAGCCTCTGAAATCTGGGAAATAATAGGGTTATCGCTCATAATACCCGATTATACCAGGTTTACAAGCTACAAGAGAGGCATGCCCGCCCCCCGAATCATAGGCTCCGACATGAGAGAAGTGAAATCCTCATAACTTTCCGCCACCGCAGCCCCCTCCGGCAACTCATTCCAAGGGTTCCCCGTCCAAGCCTCCAAATCGGCCACCGCATACGCCGCCGCATCCGCCCGGTTTGGAGAACGAACCCCCCTCTTACGCATATCCTCTTTACTCTCCAAAAGAAGATTATCCACCCCTGCCGAACGTTGCTTAATCTCAATACCCATCAACTCATCCGACAACTGAGAATCCTCAACATCAACATCAATAAAACCCTTGGACAGGCGGTCCTGGAAGTCCCAGAACATCCAAGCCCTAAAATTGTACCAACGGTTGCGGTCCGGTGAGGCATTCCCGCCCAAAATCTCAATAACCTCGTACTTACCTAGAGACAGCTCCCTGACCGCGTCCGCAATAGGCCCCCCCAAACCGGCACCGTCAATACGGACCTCGGAAACTCCCCGAGAAATAGCCGTATCGTGAACCTTTCGAGCAGTGTTCATAGCATTCGGGTCGTTCCACTCATCCACAAACCTCAAACGGCCCCCCAAACACTCGTAAATCGTGTTCGTATCCCCATCCTTCGACCTAGAAACATCCACCCCCAACACCGGCAACAAATGGTCAGCAGGAACAACCTCAGTATCGTACCCTTTAGCCAAATCTTCCGCCTTGAACAGAGTATTGCCCATATCCCAGGCAAACTCGCCCTCAATACGAGACAACCACCGCGGAGAACCCTCCCCATACTCCTCCCGCTTAGACTCTATGAAAGACTCATCCGAAAGCGACTCCAGGACCTCGGGAGGGGTAGTTTTCCCCTCCTCAGTAAAGTTAGGGTTATCCAGAACGCTAATAGTGTGGAAAGTCCAGTTCGCAGGGCGTTCCTTAAACAACTTAGCAACATAACTGGCAGGATTGGTAGGGTTGCATATAAGGAACCTTCGCGAGTTCTTCGTAGACGTAATGTTCCCTAACGCATCAATCAGTTCTTCACTGAGACCAACCGCCTCATCACCAACCGCAAACACCCCCCCGCTAGCGTGGATACCTTGGAGAGAATCCCCTGTACTACCGTCCCTGTCTGGCGGCTTTCTTCCAAACCCCACCATTGTTCCACTATCAGTTTTCCATTCCGCCTTACTCGTCCTGTACCCGGGAAGTTCGTGGTCCACCTTCCCGGCGCGGAAACGCTGAGATATGCGCGAAGAGATCCCCTCAATCTCCCGCCAAACAATAGCCCCAATCTGGGCCGTAGAAGGGGCAGTGGAAGCCACAAAACAATCCGGGTAGCGGGTATCAACCCACCAACAGATCAGTAACGCCGCCAAAAAACTTTTACCTGTGCCGTGCCCCGCCTTCACAACAACGTTGTTGTTCTGAGCTACGGACCTCGCTATATCCGCCTGCTTAGACCACAGATGGATACCCGCCACCTCCTCAGCCCAAAGCACCGGATCCTCACGATACACACGTCTCTTACGCTGAGCCTCTAACTCCTCCGCAACAGAAGAAGCAACCTCAACAAGACTACTCAACCTGCACCTCAGACGCCGCCTCTACCAAATGACCCTGAAACACCTCCAACAGGTCACCCTCCTCCAAATCGTGCTCCGAAGCAATCTCAGACACAGACCGAACCACAGTACGATCAATCAAAGACAAAAGCTCTCGAATACGAAGCTGATTCAAAGCCTCCACCTTCGAACCGTCCGCCTTCTCCATACGAGAAAGCTCCTGCAACAACGTCTTAATAGCAGAAATAGAACTATTCCACAACCCCGACGCCATCTCATCCGTCGCACCCTCCGCCCTCTTACGGGCGTCCCGAGCAATACCATCCAACTCTATCAGCAACTTCTGCCTCTTCTGCTGAATGGTGAGAACATCAACCTCCTCCAGAAGCTCATTCTTCCGACGAAGCACCTCATCAGGACGCACCCCCGCCATCTCCGCAATCTCCCGGACAGGTCTAACCCCGGCATGCTTCCAAATAAGGGCGTCAACACGCCCCTGGTCTAAAGACTCCACCTCAGCACTCATAACCCCATTATACCAGCACCGACACCACACTAAGACACACAGATAAAAGAAAACCCCGGAGGCTTCACCGCTCAAGACGGGAGAAGACAGACCCGGGGATTTCAAAACATAACCAGAAAAGGGGTAGATGCGCTAAAAGCCTGAGGCTAAAACACACCTACCCCCTCCGCAACGAAAGGAGAACTCCGCCATGACACGGAGGAGAAACCGAAGGGAAATGAGTAAACCTTCAGCCCCTCCCCACTATATTGACACGACCCCCACCACTTGTCAACCCCTACTCCACCTCAATCAACCCCCGAACAACCCGCTCATCAAACTCAGCCCACAAAACCTCCAAAAAACCCTCCTCCTTCAAACCAACCCCCGGAGCAACCCTCGCCGCCTCCTGATAACGCATAGCAATCTGATCCTCAAGCCACTCATTCGACCACCTAGTAATCAACCCTACCCCTCACAATCCTCTCTCACCTTATACTTAAAATCCACTAGATATCTTGCCCCCTTCCTCAAGTTACAAGAGGAGCAAGCGGGAAGTAAGTTACCCTCCGAGTTCTTACCCCCTTTGCTCAAAGGCAACACATGGTCCCAATGCAATCCGGTGGGAGTCTTTCTATCAGATACGTCCAAGACTACCTTACAGTATGCGCACTTACCCCCATACCTATGAAGCATCTTACGGTGAAATGACGTGGATATCTCATACCCCGCCTCCCGCGACCTACGTTTAGCGTGCCTCACAGAGACCCTATCGGGATTATTCTTCTGCCACTCTAACGCCTCAGAAATCCGTCTGTCCCGGTGCCGTAAGTAACTCTTACGGTTAAGTTCTCGAAAGTGATCCCAATTGGACCTATACCTCTCCCGATTCCTCCTCTTCACCTCTTCATGGTTCTTCTCCCTATACCTCCTAGCTGCTTCAATCCTCTTATCCCGATGCCTCTCATACCTAGCCCGCTCCCGGCAAGAGTTACCACAAAACTTAGGGGTCCTAGTAGCCCGAGTGTACGACTCTCCCCCACACACTATGCACTGGAATTTTAAAGGTGTCTTGCGTCGGCCCTGGACCACTTCAGCCCTCCAGCCTCTCTATCTCCCACTCCAACATCTTAATAGCCTTACGTAAATCAGTAACCCGCTCCCCCTTATTCACCCCGTCCAATCGAGTAGACCGGGCAATATACTGCAAAGCCTGACCCCCGAAAGAAGTCAAATGAGCGGATATATCCCTTACCTGCACCCCACCCGGAAACTCATAATGCGACGGATCCACAGGATCCCCCGACCGAACAACCAACTCCAAATCCGTACCCCCCAAATCCACCCTAAACAAATCC